CCCTTCTTCTGTCCAAGGTTTACCCGTTGATATTTCTTCAGGACTTCGTGCTTGTAATCGTGCAGTACAAAACGATTCCATAAGTTCATAGAATTGACCTTTTTGTGTTAACTCCTCTGGAACAGCTATCCGTGTGGCCGTGTCAAGTAAAATATCTACTAATTCTCGCCATTCATTATCTTTCATACGTGCGGGCATTTTATACATTTGTTCCATACAAGCCCGTTGAAAATCTACTTGCATTTGTAATTGACGTGTACTTAACTCTAATCGTGCTCCGTCTACATCAATAAACCAAACAGGTGGCTCTGATTCTACAACAGTAAGACCACCTAATGTAGGAAAAGATTGACCAGAACCTATTCCGTATTTCCTAGAACGACACATAGACTTATTGCAATGACTCTTTAACGGTTCTTGTTTGCACGTATAATAATATTCTTTTTTTTCTAACTGATTTTGTATGGTTACTATTTCTTTGGCGGGCAACGGTGGAGTACAATACTCTTGATTATGTTTTTCAAGTAAATCTTTCCAAGCATCTGGGCTTGACATTTTATAAAACAACCCTACGTTTAACATAGCATTATTTCTTCCGCCTTCTGGAACCCCATATTCAGTTAATTGTTGTAGACATGGAGGACCTTGAGGTAAAACATCTGGACTTACTCCTAATTGTAATTCTTTTAATTGTTGAGAACTAATACGATTTTTTTCTGCTTTAGTAAGAAAATCTTCTAATAGAATGTCATCACCGTTAGATGTAATTGCGTAACGTGTTGTATGTGTACTGTTAAAGTAAGGAAGGTTTATAAAGTTTCCTACATCGCCACGTTCTACTATTACCTCTTCTTGCTTAGGAAATATCTCACATTGACCAAACCCCAGGGCTGATGCGAACTCTGACAACCTATCGCGTAATTCTGCTGCAGATATTTTTTCTTTTAAAAATATATAAAAATGTGCACCGCCTGACTTAGACCGACACACAGTTAATGGTAACTTTAATCGTTTAATGCTTTTGGCTATTTTAGGTAAATCTAAATTGTAATCATCAATATCAAGTGCTCCAAATAAGCATTGATTATTTTCATCTATGGGTATACTGCCTATTCCTAACTTGCCGTCTAAGTGTGACTGCACAAGATCCACGGTCAACGGTTCACGAACAATAACGTATTTCGCTTGTTGCTTACCATTCCGTTGGTTTTTTAAAACCTCTGTTTGTCCGTGTGCCCCTGTAAATCCTTTAAATAGATCCAAGAAACGTTTTGCATTACTACTCATAAGAAGTGTGACCCCCTTTGCAGAGGGTCACTATCCAACTAGAATGGAACTTCGTCAGAGTTAGCATCAGCCGGTAATGCTACTCGCATCTCTCCACTTTTAATACTCGTATGCGTACCTTTAGCATCGTTATAAGCTTCCATACTATCTATTTGTCTGGCATGACTTATAGACCATGAATGCCATGATCCTTTATCATTACCATCCTCAGAAGATGTAAGTTTATAAATGTTTGAGAAAGAAGGCAAAGTAACTCCATTAGACTTTTGCATCATCATAATAGAGTTCCATCCACGAGACTTTTTTAATTGCGTTTTCTTCATGTCAACAATTGCATTTTCTAAAGTTCCGTCCTTGTGCATTACCTTTACATAATGTTGAGCAGTTCTTACTAACTCATTACCATTATCTAAAAGTTCTAGTCCCGTATCTTTGTCTCTTACCGCTTTCTGTACTTCTGGTGAAGCAGAGTTGAGTTCGCCAACAAAACCTCCACCTTGAGTTCTAGGTACAAACTCTAAAAGTTTAAGTTGATAGTATATAGGTATTACTTCAATACCTTCTTCCGCAGACCAAAACTTTTTAGTCACAGTATTAAAGATATCTCCTTGTGAAGCCCCCTGGATAAACCCTGGGTCTGTTTTTTTAAGTTGAGGACTCAGTGCTTGAATTATTCTAATAAAAGGTATTTGAATATCTGCACTTGACATTTCTTCAAACCCACTTCCGGAATCCGCTTCAAAAGCTTTCATTAAATCTGTACTACTTGGTGTTTTATTCTCGGCCATTATTTTTCTCCCTTAATTTTTGCTACTTGTCCAACAAAAGCATTGAACAATTCTAAGTTAATATTTTGATTAGATTCGACTCTTTCTCTAATTAATTTTTTTAAAGTTGGAGGCTCAATCCACGTCCGTGCAGTTGTATCCAAACCTCTGTCATCTAAATCGGCTTGTAATGCTTTTGCACTATTGTCTTCGTTAATTCCAAAAGAAACTTCAATTTTATTTTTAATGAAGTCCTCGCATCCTATTTCACGTAAATGGTTTAAAGCATTAACTTTATCAATAGGATCTTTAGGCATGGAAGCTTGCACAAAGTTAGACAGTGATACGGAACTTCCGTCTACCACTACTTTGTCCATACCCATTTCCATCATCTTTGCCGGAATTAAATCAAACAAATATTTTTGACGTTTTGCACGTAAAGTTTTTAAATCTTCTTCCAGATCTGCAACTTTAATATCAAGTTCTGCTGTAGCTCGAATTAAGTCACTTAATTCTTTTCCCCCCTCGGTCGATAATGATTCAAAGGATTCTGCATCTGCTGTAACATTTTTCCAAACGTCATTCTTATTATCAATGGTCATAGTATCTCCTCTACAGGTTAATGGTTAAGTTCTTCAATGCCTCCTCGAATAGACAAACGAACAGGATAATAAAGTCTTTCTATTTTATCCCATTTAAGAATGTTTACTCTACCTGAGTTTGCATCAGCTGCGATCGCAAAAGCAACACCTATTATTGCGGGGTCGCCTATTGCTAACAACCAATCACTTTCATCAAAAGTCCGCAGCTTGCGTTTAATTTGTTCTACAAGTCTTCCTGGATTAAGATGCAGTTGATCGGATTGATTCGTTAAGGGAATTAAATCCCCCCACTGAGTAGCAGAAACAATATCCACTCTTGGATTTTCTTGTGCTACATAAACTTTCTTCATTATAAATTCTCCTTCAATTTCTACGTAAGATTAAAAGTAATATATATTATTATGATTGTAAAGAAAATAATTTGCATATCATAGTTTTTCATGGTAGATATACTATAATACATAACAAATGGAGCATCATATGCAATTTAAAAAAAATAGTTTTCTGGGTTGGTTGTTTGGAGCAATGGAAGAAAAACCTATTGAAGACATGACAAAAGACGAATTAGAAACTAAGGGTCGCAGCATAGGAATAGAATTAGATAAAAGAAGAACTACAGAAGCTTTAATTATACAACTAAAGAAACAAATGAAAAAACAAAAATAATTGAAGTACGTTTTTAAAACAAAACCTTTTCAGCATCAAGCCGATGTTTTGAAACTATCTTGGAGTGCTCTTTACTGGGCATACTTTATGGAAATGGGTACGGGCAAGTCTAAAGTTTGCATTGATAATGCAGGCATACTTTATGAACGTGGACTTATAGATACGTTTATTGTTGTTGCTCCTAAAGGTGTTTATAGAAACTGGGCTACAATAGAAATACCTGCTCACATGCCTGACCGTATAGAACAAGACATTTGTATGTGGACTTCTACACCTACGAAAGAACAGAAAATAAATTTAGCGTTGTTGTTAGAACCTAAAGAAACCGATCATTTACGAGTTTTGGTTATGAACATTGAGGCTCTTTCAACGCCTAAAGGCACACGGTTTTTAGACAAAGTGTTGGACCAGGGGACTTGTTTATTAGCTATTGACGAATCCACAGCTATTAAAAGTCCAAAGGCTCGTCGTACAAAAGCCGTAATAAAGATAGGAAAAAAAGCTAAGTACAAGCGTATTCTTACTGGTTTTCCTGTAACACAATCGCCTATGGATTTATGGGCGCAATGTAATTTCCTACATCCAACTTTGTTAGGAGAAGATGTAGGAGATAATTACTTTCAATTCCAATACCGTTATGCAATTTTGAAGAAACGATCAGTAGGATCACATTCTTTTAATATGTTAGTAGGGTATCGTAATCTTGATGCTTTGTCTGATATTATTAAAAAATTTTCTTCTCGTGTCATGAAAGCGGATTGTTTGGACTTACCGGATAAAATTTATACGCAAAGGCAAGTTCAGTTGACTCCCGATCAAGCACGCATATATAACGAGATAAAGGAATATGCTCTGGCACATTTGGGGGACGATGACTTTCTTACAGCCCCAAACGTCATGACCCAGTTAATAAGATTACAACAAGTGTTGTCAGGGCATACGAAAACAGATGAAGGCAAAGTTGTCGACATAAAAGATAATAGATTAAAAGAACTGATGGAATGTTTAGAAGATATTTCTGGTAAAGTTATTATCTGGTCTCGTTTTCGTTATGATATTGAAAGAATAAAAAATGAATTAATCAAGGTTTACGGACCCTTGTCCGCTGTAAGTTATTACGGTGATACAACGGATGAAGAAAGAAGTGGTGCCATTGAGCAATTTCAAAACGGAGAAGCTCAGTTTTTTATAGGCAATCCACAAACCGGCGGTTATGGTATAACATTGACCGCTGCAGAAACTGTTGTGTATTTCGCAAACAGTTTTGATTTGGCCGTACGTATGCAATCAGAAGACCGATGCCATCGTATTGGACAAACTAAGCACGTTACCTACATTGATCTCATTGCTGAAAAAACTATTGACGATAAAATAGTTAAATCTTTAAGAAGTAAAATGGATATAGCAAGTGTGGTTATGGGTGAAGAACTTAAACAATGGCTAACATAAGGAGTTTATAATGCCAGACATAAATAAATATAAAAGTGTTGCAGTACCAATTAACACATGGGAACGTTTAAAAGAATTATCTAAAACATCTCATAGGTCTCCGGCACAACAAATAGCTTTTCTTGTAGAATTAGCAGATGATTTACCTTCTGACGTAGAATTACTACGGGAAGTGTATAAAAATCATGCCTCTTGATTTTGAACCCCAGGAGCTTATTACTTTTTATGAAGAGACAGAAAAGTTTGTTGCTCGTTCTAAAACTATTCCTGAACAATTAAAAGTTGTTACTTTGTTTAGACTTGCGCTAGAGTTAGCAAGTAAAGATATGGGTCTTGTAGAAGCTGCATATTTAATGGCACGGTTGCAGCATACTACATTAGGATTAGCGTTAGGGAAGGATGATAGTTTTGAAGGCGTAATTCAAGAGTATTCAGAAAAAAAACCTACTATAAATTAAAGGTTTGTTTGTTGGTTGATGGTAATAATAAAGCATGGGGAGAAGATGCTTTTACGGGTAATCCTCCCGAAAAGAAACAAGAACATTGGGCTAATATTCTTTTTGAGTTAAGACAAAAATCTGGTTTGTCAAGAGTTCAATTAGCTGAAGAGTCTGGTGTTGGTGTGTCTACCATAGAAAATTATGAAAGAAAAAAGATTTCAGAACCCTCTATTTATAAAATGGAATTATTACTCCAGGCAATGGGGTATGAACTAGACGCTATCTTTGTTAAACATTAGCGATAATTTATAGGTTGTACTTTCCAAGGAGTCCACGATTCTTTTTTACCCCCGTGATATTCTCGAGCATGACCCTCACTAATTAACTTTTCGCATATGTTTTCGTTATCTACAAAAGGCACCGCGAGGATCCTCCCGAATTTGCCCTTGCCGTCCTTCACTGTTTTGACGACGAACTTTTTCGGAAGCAATTCTTTAAGCCGTGCTTTCGCAGCCAAACCAAGAACTTTTTCTTCCTTATTCTTTGTGCGCGACTCCGGCGTATTAATTCCTTGTAAGCGAATTCTTTCGTTTGATAACGTAACTTTGAATCCCAAATCCACATCGACATCGATTGTATCTCCATCTACAACTCTTCGTAACGTACAATTATATTCAAACACTTGCGTTTCCTTTATCTTTGTCTCGCTCACGATACCACCATCCGGCCATATGTGCTACTGCTATTATCCAACTATCTGTTTTTTTGTCAACTTTCATCTCATCTAAGATTTGTTGGGGGTTGGCTCCTTGCAAGTATAAACGCCGTGCTTCGACCAAGGCTCCTTCTAAACAATCCAATTCCATTAAGAAATCACGTTTTTTTGCCACGTTCTGCCTCCATTATTGCTAATCCGATTTCTTTGACGACTTGCGGGACGACCGAGTTTCCCAAGGAACTGAGCTGAGATACTCGGTGGGGTATCCCATGAGCCAAGCGACCCACTTGGGGTTCAGACTCCCACCATCCTTCGGCGAAGGTTTCGTCTTGTCGTGTGTTACTGCATCTATCAGATTCACTTGATGATTCCCGTCTCGCAAAGTTTCCATGCTCTGCGGACCCCGTTTCCCGTCCCACGCGTTCGGAGTCGGAAAGATTTGTTGTGCTATCACTCTCGGAAGACTGTCGTTGCGTATCCTTCCGTCCTTCCTTTGTTGGGTGTTCTGTAAATTCCCCGTGTCTTTCCAATCTCGAGTCGTTGGCGTTGGATACATCTTCACTGCTGCGGTTAAGTTGTGTTTTGCCGCCGCCTTCTCGCCCTTGCGTTTTATTAAAGACTCGGGATTCTCCTGACCGCTTGCTCTCGGTGTCGGCCACATCTTCTCGTGTACTACTTGTTCTCGCAGATTTCCCGAGCGCGTCCGTCCCTTGCGATTGTTCTGATTCGTTGAGCAATCCTCCTCGTCCCGTGGTGGCAGATGATCCATTG